AGTTGTTAGATTTAATGCATATTCTATTGAGGGGTTTGAAATGCATGTTGGAACTAAGACTGACTTTTGGTTCAACACAGTAAACTTCCAAAATAAGCAGAAAGAGTCTAGGCTTAATAAACACTACAAGCGTGTTATTTGGCATTCATGGCAATGGGATGATCAGATGGATGAAGGCTACCAAGAATTTGTTGAATTCTTTTCAGATAAAGATGTAAATCTTTCTAAGACAGTAAAGGAAACAACCACTGAGATGTGTGAATATGTGGATGATATGACGTACGTTAATTACTCAACAGGAGCGATTGCTATATGGATGCTAGTTAAAGAGTTTGGTCATGTCACTATTACTGGTTTTGATTGGTGGGAGTCATTAGATAAGCATCACTATAACGACAACGCAAGAAGAGGTACATTGCATAAGCCAGAAAAAGAAATGGTATTAATAGGCAAGTTAATATTAGAGAACAAGCTATCTATTCTTAATTAATTAATATGTAAATTTGTAAGCATATGGCTGACTATACTATTTCATATTCTCCTAAGTTATCAGGATGGACATCCTATCATTCATTCTATCCAGAGTGGATGGTATCGATGAACAACTTCTTGTATACATTTAAAAATGGTAACCTGTACAAACACAATACCAATCAGACAAGAAACTCTTATTATGGTGTTGTATCCCCTTCTAGGTTAACAACTATCTTCAATCAGGAGCCAACGCAAACAAAGGCGTTTAAGACACTAGCTCTTAATGCTACTAGTCCATGGCAGTCAATCATTACATCTGACCAAGGAGAGGGCATTATCAATTCCTCATGGTACGATCTAAAGGAGGGTACATGGTATGCTTACATTCGTAGGAATGTAGATGACAATAATTTGTCCATGATATCAACTCAGGGCATTGGGAATGTATCGTCTAAGTCATCTAACGTATTGTCGTTTAGCTTCCCGATGGATGACATTGTTAGTACTGGTGATAAGTTATATTCTGTTATTAATGGAGGCTTGACTTTTGTGGGTAATATCACAGCACATACAGATATATCTATAACAACCGATGGGTCAGGATTATCTCCTGCTGTTGGTACATTCTTGGTATTCCAAAAGAACGCAATAGCTGAATCATACCCTACATTAGGTACGTATTTAAACGTCGAATTTATTAATGCGGATACTTCGTATACCGAATTATTCTCTGTATCTTCGAGCATATTTAAATCCTACCCATAATTTAATTATATTTGTAGAATGGTATTTACTATTAGGTTGCTAAACGAAAGCGACTACGATAATACATTGGTGAAATGGTGGAAAGACTGGCGATGGTCAGCACCTCCAAAAGAAATGTTACCTAACAATGGCTTAGGTGGATTTATGGTTTCTAAGGGAGATGTGGATATATGTGCTGGATTTGCGTACTTTACTAACTCAGGTATAGCATTCTGCGAGTTTATTGTATCTAACTTTGAATACAAAGAAGATGATCGCAAAGAGGCTATTGAGTTTTTAATAGAATCCATTTCAGTAGCCTGCAAGAATGCAGGTCACAAAGCTGTTTGGACTGTTTTAAGAAACAAAGGCTTGATAGAGAAATACGAAAATTGCGGATACAAAAGAACGCAAGAGAATTGTACAGAAATGATAAAATTATTATAAGATGGCAATAGCAACATCAACAGCGATTGGATTAGGTGTAGCGGCTGCAGGTTCAGCGTATCAGATATACCAAGGAGAACAAGCAAAAAATGAGGCAGCACAAGCAGCTCAAACTGCTCAAGACCAGTTAGCAAAAGTAACAGAGGCTAATCAATTCCAAGATTTACAAATACCAACACTTGGCCTAGACATGGCTCAAGAGAATATTCAAGCAAGACAAGCAGGTGAGATTCAAGCATTAAGAGAAGGTGGTGCAAATACCCTACTTGGTGGTTTGACTGCATCTTCAGAGAACGCTCGTAGGGCAGACTTAGAGTTAGCTGCGGAGGCCCAAAAGGCTCAATACCAAAGAGATTTAATGGTTAGGCAAAATGCTCAACAACTTGAGTCTAACAGGGTTCAACGTGAATCAGGATTACTTGGATCTCAATTAGCTGGTGCTCAAGTAGCTAGAGCTGAGGGACAGAATCTTATGAACGCTGGTATATCTGGACTTGCTAGTGCAGGATTAAATGCTGGGCTTGCTACTATGAGTGGAGGTAGTTCTGGACTTAGTTCCGCTGATGCTGCTGCTTCAAAAAGCTTACAAGCTCAAAACGCAGCTGGATTTAATAAAGCAGCCCAGGATATGGCTAATTTTAACTATACTCCACCTAAACCTAGATTTTAATTAATATGGCAGCATACGGAGGATATGTAGCATCACAACCAGCTAACTTAACCGGACTTATTTCCGATTTTGGCACAAAGGCTATTGCTATACAAGAAGCACAAAGGGAAAGAGAAGAAAGAAATGCTTTACTAGAACAACAGAAGGCTGAGAAGATTGCGGCTAAGACTGAAGAACGTGCGTATAAAGAGCAGCAAGATATTTTAAAGGATGTAGAAAGACAATCAATTGAGGATAACAAAATAATTAGTAAGCCTATTCCTTTTGTAGGATCTAAAACCTTGGATGACTTGTCTGCTAAAGTGGTTCCTTTGGTTGCTGATTCTTATGCTTTTTTAAATAAAGAAATAAAAGCAGACCCATCAAAAGCAGCTGATTTAAGTGCTAAGAAAGCTAATCTAAACAGAGATTTCCAAACATACGTAGAAGTTCCTAATATAGCTATTAAGGGTAAACAGTATTTAACAGAGCAAGCTAAAAACCAATCCAAGATTGGTCAAATGCTAGGTGGTAAATATAATAGCATACTCGATGTTGGAAGGAAACAAGTTAAAACAAATGATGATTATAGATTAGTATTTTCAGATAACGACGAAGAAGGTAAACTTATACTTGATAGCGAGGTTCCTGTTACTGCAATTGCTAATTATGCTGCGTATGAAGATAAAGCTGTAGATTATGATAAAGATATAGCAGATTTAAAATTAGGCGTATATAACCAATTAAATGCTTCTGGTAGAAGTCAAATAGAAATAAAGTCAGCTAAGCTTAATCCAGAGTATCAAGCGGTTACAAATGCATTTGCTAAAAGAAAGGCAGCCACTCCTCCAGATATTGCTAGAATATTAGTTGAACTTGGTGGATATGGTGCGTATGTCGATGGGCAAAACAATATAGCTCCTCAGAATCAAATTGATCCAGCAACTGGTAATGAATTTGTTAAACCAGTAATAAAGTTTGAATTAACAGATAATGGTGGATATTATCCAATTGTAACTCAAGGGATGCAAAGAGAAGCTGAAGATTTAATCAAAAGAAAAATTGATGCATCAGTTGGCGCAGATATTACCAAAACTAGAAACCCTGAATTCGTTTCAGGTGAAAGTGGAGTAGATAAATTAATTCAAAGAGATGAGATTAGAGAAGCAAAAAAAATGAAGCCTTTATTAACTAAGGCTAAAATTGCAAATGACTTCTTCTATGGTAATAGACTTGGAGAAATAAAAGCAGCCGCAAGATTAAATGGAATTGGAAATCCAACAATTAGCGACAAGGTAGATTATAAGGTTTTATATGGTGTCCCTAAAGGTAAAAAGAAGGTAGAAGAAATCGCTAGATTTAATACACCTGATGAAGCTTATGCTTATTTAACTGGTAAGTCTAATGTTGTTGAAGCTGCTGCTGAATATCAATTAGCAAAAGATTTTGCAACAGAGAATGATTTAAATATCCAACCAGCTACTAAAGAGACTCTTACATTTGATATGAAGGCTGCTAGAGGAATGGCACCTGGGAAAAGTGACGAGGAGATTAAAGCTATTATTATTAAGCAAAACCCTGGAAAACGATTATTATGGCAGAACTAGACCAAGATATAGATTTTAGTGCGGCAATTGTAGGTGCTACTCCAAAGAAGGCACCTGCTGTAGTAAAAAAAAAATCCCAACAAGAACTAACTTCGGGATTAAATTCTGCATTGGCACCTACGAAATCTTCATTGGCTTCTCCTTCTTTAAAAAAGCCTGAAGAAGAGGAGATTGGTGTTATAGATGATTTATGGAACTCATTAAAGGGGACTGGGGCAAAAGTGCTATCTGCGTTCATGAGCATACCTGAGTATTCTCAGACTGCAGCTTTAGATTTATTTATGAGTGCTACTGGGATGAGAAGTGATTTTAGTAAACTTCCATCCTCAGATAAGAAGCAAATAAGAGATGCGTTATCAGGCATCACTAAAGCAGGTGCAATGGCATCAGGAACTGCTACCCAAATTTTACCTTCTGTTATTGAAGTATCTCAAAGATCATCAGACTTTTTAAATAAAAAATCAGAAGATATATACAAAAAAACTAGACAAAATAGTGTCGACGTATTGGATGAGTTGCAAAAATTTAAGGACAATCCAAATGCGGAATCAATTCAAAAAATATTATACCAAGGATTAAAGACTACTGTTGAATCAGCCCCATACATGGTTATGGGAGCCGTAAGTTTACCATTGCTAGGCGTTACTTCAGCTGCAGGTAAAAGAAAGGAGGAGCTCGAAGCTACAGGTGGCGATTTAGGTGTTGGGTATCTATTGAACTCTGGAATATCAGGTGCTGCAGAGATGGTATTTGAAGGTACTACTCAAAAGATTTTAGGTAAAGCAGCAAGAGCTGCAGTTGGGAACAAAGTTGCAGCTGATGCTGTAGCTGAGGGTTTTGCTAAATCGATTGTTAAAGATTTTGGACAAGAAGGTTTATCTGAAGGAGCAACTACATTGATACAAGAAGTATCAGATAAAGTTACAAAGGGTGAAGATGTTGATTGGTGGAGAGTTGGACACGATGTTGCCAATAGCACAATTCTTGGTGGTATTAGTGGTGCAGGTATATCTAGTACAGGAGCTGGTATTGGTAAAACTAGAGGATATGTAGCTAAATTAATAATGCCTACTGAAAACAAAAAGAAGATTGAGGATAACATTGATACTATTCAAGCATTAAATGTTCAACATGGAGAAGATGTGAGCGAAGATGTTAATAAAGTAATCACTCAAAAGATTAAAGATTTAACAGCTGAGAACGAAAGATTAATTAAAGAAAGCGAATCGGTAGCTGAGAATCTTAGCAAAGAACAGTTAGAAAAAGTTTTTGCTGTTGATGATGAATTATACAAAAACTATAAATCTGCAGATGCGTTAATTAATGATCCTACAATGGACCAAGATGCAAAAGATTTGTTATTAAAAGATTTACTAAAGAAACAAAATAACCTTAAACAAGAAAGAGATGCCATTCAAAAGCAAGCAACAAGTCAAATACTTGTACAGCCAGAAGCCGGAGTTAGCGGAGAAATGGCGCAAGGAGAACCCCAAGCAGAACCTCAAATCCCTACCGAAGAAGTTAAAGTCGAAGAAGTAACAACGCCGCAAGGAGAAGTTACAACAGAAACAATAACACCAGTAGAACCTGTTTCTGAGCAACAGAAAGCAGAGCAGACAACCGCTGTACAGAAAGGTATTGATGCTGTTAATAAAGCATTGCAACGTGGACGTGCAAAGAAAGAATCTGTGGATGGTGGTATTGCATTCATGCAAAAGACAATTGCTTATGAGCAAGCAGATGATGTTACTCGTGAGCAGATGTTACGTGATATCAACAAAGAGTTTGGTGTAAAAGAAAAGAAAGCCCCATCTGCTAAGAAGATAGTTGGTCAACCTGCTGTTAAAAAAGTAACAGTAAATGAGATGGCTGCTCTTAAGGATCAAATTAAACTTGAAGCAAAGGCGGCCAAAGGTGCAGAGAAAGCTACAGATAATATTCGCAAGACTGTTATTGATAAGGTTAAATCCTTTGTTACTCGTGGTGCATTAAGCAAACCGCAACAGAAGTCATTACTTAATTCATTGTCTAAGACCAACATCCTTAATCCTGTTATGCGTGAGCGTATGTTCGAGCGAATGGATAAGATGTTTAAGCGTGCTGATTATCAAGACAGAATCAAGGAGGCTACTACATTTAGAAATAGAATCAAAAAGTTAGCTAAGTCTGAAACACTTCAGGGTTCTGTTGCTAAGATGGCAAAAGATTTCTCTAAAGTTATTCCAGAGTTTACTGATATTGATAGATACTTAGATAATGCTAGAGAAGTATACGGTGCAATTAAGGCTCCAATTAGAAAGGCTGCATTAATTGAGAGCGTTGATACATTTACAAAAGATGAACTAGCAAAGCAAGAAGAGAAGGTTAAGAATACATTGTTAGACCAATATGATTATTTAGCTGAGGCTGGACTTATTGATGAATCTATGAGTCTTGCTGAGATTCAAAACTATGTAATGGATGTTGAATCAGGTAAAGCCCCTGATACACAGGATAACGAAGCTAAAATAAGAGCAAACTTAAATGGATTGTTTGACTCAATGACAGAAATAACTGATTCTATTGTTAATGATAATTATAATCCATTAACAGGAGAGGAAATAGAATTAGATAAGTACACTAGAGATTTGGTTAAGAACTTTTCTTCTATTGATTTAGATAAGATGTCTATAGCTGAAGCATACCGTGCTACTGAAGCCTTAGAAAACTTTATTGTTAACGATATCGTTGATAATATGGAGGCTATGTACAAGGTTTATGAAGGAGCTCAGAAGGCTGAAGCATTAGAGAAGAGTGGTGTTGTAGCACAGAGTTTTAGACGTGTATTCGGTGGTAAAGCCATGAATATGTTGTCTCAATCTTGGACATCTGCATTATCTCCAGTTAAATCAACATTGGATTTAGTTCACAGAAGTAGAACTGTTGGGTCAAAAGTTTTTGATGCCATGGGATTGCGTACTTTATCTAATGAAGCAAGTAGAGCTAAGACAGAAGCTAATAATATCGATAAGGCTTATAGTAATAAGTTTGATAAGACTAAGCCTAATGGCAAAGACTTTAAAGATATTGATAATGTTTTTGAGCGTGGTATATATGCTCACTTGAGAAGAACTTTTGATGGCACAGCAGACCAAGTACAAGCAGAATTCAATAGAAGAAAAAGTCAAGTATCCGAGACCATTGATACACTATTGAAATCAGAAGACTCTAGTCTTGTTAAAAGAGGCAAGACTCTTGATGCTATATTCTCAAATTTTAAGGATGCAAATAATATCGCTGAAGTTGAGGCATCAATTGATCCAATAAATAAAGATGCTGTAGTTTGGTGGAATACGGTTTACGATAAATACTACCCAGAGGTTAAGAAAGTAGCAGCATCTGTTTACAATACTATATTAGAGGATGATATTAATTATTCTCCAGATAACTATGAAATAATTGTTGAGGGTAAAACAAAGGATGTAGACCAACCATCATCTTACAGAATGGGATTTGATTTCTTGAATCAAAAGAAGTCAGGTACATTAATGAAGAATAAAAGACTAGAAGCACTTCCTAAAGACCGTGTTATCAGTTTTGATTTTGATTACAACAACTCTTCTGCTTTTGGTAAGATGTTAACTGATGTTAGAACAGCACCATCTGTTCAACAATATAAAGGTTTTGTCAACTCTCCTGCTTTTGAAAAAATATATCCTAATACTAGAGATAGAAATACAATTGAAGAAAAATTAAACTGGTATGTTAATGAAGTTAGATCAAAGAATGCAGCTACCGGTTCTGTAAACGAAAAGGCTTTTGCTAAAATAGTTCAGTCTATAAGTAGATATGGTACATCTCGTGCTTTAGGATCACTTACTTCAGGTGTAAAACAATTTGGCACAGCAATGGTAAATACATCTATTGCTTTGGCTAACGACCCTGCGTCTACTAAGCAAGGTATTAAATTGTTGTTTAATAAAGATGCTCAGAATTTCCTAGAGAACTCTGGTTATGGTATAGCTAACCGTGGATTGGAATCGCAGACAGCTATTGAGTCTGCAAATAAAATTATAGAGCAGACTGATGTTAACTCTATTGATAAGGTCACAAAAGCGATTGGTAAGGCAGGTAAAATATATCTAGAGTCCTCACTTAAGAATGGTGACGTTTTAGCTGCACGTGCTTCTTGGTATGCATATTACGTACATAAGTTAAAGAAGTTGGGCTATAATACGGATAATATTGACTGGAAGAATCACGAATTGGTTAAAGAAGCTGCAGATTATGCTGAAGACCAAGTAAACTTGCAACAGAACGTATCTGATTCGGCTATGATGGGTAAGTTCTTGACAACAAAGAATCCATACGTAACAATTGCTAGATCAATGGTGATGCCATTTAGTAGTTTTATTTTTAATGCTAAAGATAAGATTACAACAGATATTACCATCTTAACATCTAAGAACTCTAATAAGCAAGACAAGATTGATGCATTTAAATCTCTTGCTGCTACTAGTGCAGAGATGATTGCGTTCGAAGCAATGTCAGCTACAATTAGTTCTGGTATCATTGTTGCAGCAAACTCAATACTTGGTTACGACGAGAGCGAAGAAGAAAAAGAAAAGCGTATTAATCAGTACATGAAAACAGCTGCAACAAGATTTACAACTGACGTACTATCACCTCTTCCGAATATAGGTGACAAGGCTGTGGTTGGTGCAGTAAATGCTATACTTAATATGACTCAACAAGATGTTCCTGAAGAAGAGAGAGCATTGTTATTTGAATACAAGCCTCAAAGTGAAGCAGATGCATTATTAAACTTGATAGGTGGTATACCTCAAATCGCAGTTAAGCCTTTATTAGATATGGGTGACACTATGTACAAGATAACTAGTGATAGCTACGAAGATAAATACGGTAATGTTATTGAATTGTCTGATGATGACAAAGAGAAACTTAAGTATGTACTAGCAGTAGAGTTACTTGGAGCTACAAACATTTTGCCAACAGAGGTTGTTAGGCTAAATGAAAAGGTTAAACAGAAAATAGAGAAAGAAGCTAGATAATAAAAATGGGGACCATGAGTCCCCTTTTTAACTAATCACCTTATACGCAATTCTAACTTAAAAATCTTAATTTATATAGAGTTGAACTCAATAACTCTTGTGTGTTGTCAACCATTTGTTGCAAGTAACCATCAGTTAATGTATTACGATACGCATCAAATGCTGTCATCTTTTCTTTTAAATAAGAAATCATATCAACACCTTCTTCTAATTTAAATGACTTGTATCCTTTGATGATACCATACTTACCTTGGTAAGCCTCAACAAATGCATCGAACTGATCAGCAATACCATCATATAACTCGTTCAAAGCCTTGTGCTCTGCGAATGATGATGTCTGTAAATGTGCAATGTGAGAAATATCTTGAATCTCTAATAATGCACTAACATATTCTTGAACTGTCATAATCTTATATTTTCACAAAAATACTAAAATATATTCACTAGTCTAGCAACCTGCCCATTTTCTTTGTGGTGGATGAACCCCTCAACCGCTTTAGGTGCGTGTTGATAGCCATTTCTATGGTGCCATGAATCGGTACCACTGGGAGATCGGAGAGACTCGACGCAAACGCCCATGTAATCCTTAGAAGACTTGTGATGAACGTGGTGAGTATATACGTAACGGTGTTTGGAGTCTGCCCACTCCTTGCTTGCTTCATGAGCCATTAATAAAGGTAAGTCTTGGGACTTAGCACCATCGCCATGTGTAGTCCCAATTAAATTGTTTCCATATTTTGTATACTTTCTGTGTGCGATAGAACAGTCAAATGTAATATTAGAGTTGTTGTGGAACCAAGACTGAATAGCATCAGCTAAAAAGAAGCCATTGGTATAGTCATGGTTAGATGGATTGAACACAAAGTGAACATCAGCTATACTAATTAACATTTCGATTACCTCGATATATAGCTTCTTAGCGACTCTAAAGTTGTCGTACCACATTCCATCCGTATCTTGTGGAGTTCCTCCCGTGGTGGTCCGTTTCGGGGTGTCTATGTGAAGGATGTCATTGCCACCTACAAAAAGAATCTGATCGATGTTAAAACCAGATGCTTTTTGAACAATACCACGTACTCCATCAAGTACACGCTGAACAGCAATCTGATTATTATAGTCATCTCCTGTCTCAAAAGCGGAGGCTAACTTACCAATGTGAATATCAGCCGGGTCAATCACAAGAAGGTGGCCATCCACAATATTGCTACGGTCTAACTTAGGGTATACGGGTGCATGCTTTTGCATCTCAGCCACGATGTCGGCTCGCATGTCATGATATGTCTGCACTGGGTCTTTCTTGTCAACCTTGACAAATATAGACTGCTTGTCGGTCTTCAACCAGTAGTGCGATACTTCACCGATTGGTGCACCTTCTTTATCACACTCATCGTTTAGACTCTTGTGCTCTGACTTTAAAATGTATTCTGAAATTCTTTTGCGTAAGGTCTCGACATTTCTGTCTTGCATACTGTAATGCTCTTGGACTCTTTTAGCAATCTCTGCCTTATTAAGGTCTCCTTGCTGGTGTAACTCTAGTGCGTATTCTAGGTAAGGTTTCATCACGTAATTGATTTAATTTTTCGATTAGAATTGAAATAGAATCTTGAAGGTCTTCGTACTCCTTGTCAATAAGAGCCTCATATATCTCGTCTGTCATCTTATTGATGAAGCGAAGAGTTGTATTTGTATATTCAATATGTTCTTTCATAGCCAACAAAAAGGGGAAGTGTAAAACGTAAAACACCTCCCCTTCGAAATAATTATCACTTTAACCTTTGTAAATTTAGTTAAATATCTAATTAGTTGTATATTTTTCAGAAAAATTTTTAACCATCACACGACAAGCAGTCTGGGTCGGTAGCACGTGTAGCAATATCAGCACGCAACACAGATTCTGTACGCATATAGTATAATGTTTTAATGCGTTGTCTCCATGCCTCCATGTGTACCTGGTTAATCCACTTAGGTGTAGCCTGAGATGGGAACGCAAGATTCAATGATACTGATTGGTCTATATACTGCTGACGAATACCTGCCTGCTTAATTAATTCCAATTGGTTAATCTCTTTGAATGTTTTAAATACATCCTTAACAGGGGTGTGGTCTTCTCCATCAGGATTCTCCATCAACTTACCGTTCACATAGAACCAACTATCTAACTCAGCAATATCTTGGATTGATCCACCATCGGCAAGAATCTTATCCCATATCTCCTTAGTATTAATACCAATCTTCTTTAGCACCTTCTCAAGTTCTTTGTTCTTGCGAATGAATGTACCCTTAGCTGACTGGTCTGTAAATACATTGGCAGCCCAAGGCTCAACACCTGCAGACACGTTGCCACTTAGCTTAGAGTTAGATACCGTAGGAGCAATGGCACGAAGGTGCGTGTTACGCATACCTGTCTCAACACACCATAATGGCTCACCATATTCCTCAGCCATGTCACGTGATGCACGCTCAGACTCAATCTTAATTTGAGAGAATATCTTACGTGTCTCAAACTGAGCAAGCAATCCTTCAAATGGTATACCTTTCTGTTGTAAGTATGTGTGCCATCCTAGTACACCTAGTCCAATTGCACGACCTTTCTCAGCAAAGCGAACCACATTCTCAAAGCCCTTCATGTTCTTAGCCTTCTGAATAAACTCCTCAAGCACACCATCTAAAAACCATGTAGCTACATATATTAAGTCAGTGTCCTTCCACTCATCATACCTAGCTAAGTTAACAGAGGACAGACAGCAAACAAAGCTATGGCTCTCGTCTGTGTGCAATACAATCTCGGAACATATGTTGGTCATGTATACCTTCAAGCTATTCTTCTTGTATGCCTCAGGGTTCTGCTTGTTGACATTACCTTTAAATAAAATGTATGGCTCTCCAGTAGCCTTACGCTTCTGTAGTAACTTGCCCCACTTGCGACGTGCATCAGCATCACCATCTTCTAGCTTACGCATAAACTTATCTCCCACCACAGCACACTGGTGTAGGTTCAAACACTGACGGTTCACATCACCCTTAGGCTCACGAATCTCCAACCAATCCTCAAAGTCTTTGTGCTCAATATTTAGATTACTTGATGCAGCACCACGACGGACATTGCCTTGTGATGTTGCAAGAATAGTAGAGTCAAATATCTTAGTGAATGGGATGACACCATCTGATGTGCCGTTCTTAGCTATCTTTGATCCTGCTGGGCGAATGCGGTTGAAGCCAACACCTACACCACCGCCATGCTTGGCAAGTAGCATCATCTCTAAGTTTTTGGTTCCAATGTCATTCACTGAGTCAGCTATGTCAATACCATAACAAGAGATAGGCAAGCCTCTGTCCGTTCCGGTGTTAGATAGCACAGGTGTGGCTAAATTAAGCCATCCTCTAAATATATAATCAAAAAACTTATCTTCTAACTCAGGTTTACTTAATCTATTGGCAACAGATTTAGCTACTCTTCTATAGGCATCAACAGGTTTTTCTCCTTGTAATAAATAACCACCTGATATTGTTTTTATGTATTCAAATGAATATCCCCATTCTGGTAAGTCTATACCTAACTCCCACCCTAATGAATTAAGCAATGTGTTTAATTCGTTCTTGTTGTTCGATTGCATATTAATTTATTTATGATTTACAAAAATTTATGTGTCTAGTTAACCCTTGTTTACTAAACATCTTTTTACACTTATAACACTCGCAATTTTTTTCCATTATAATACCTTTATTATATGGCTGTATTCCTCTAGACTTTCTTGTTTCTGATATTTTCTTTTTGGTATCTTCAGTTCTATGTTTACCTTTTCCGTAGGTTCCATTTAACTCTTTCCATTTCCTCAATTTATCTGAACTTTTAAATCTAGATTCTAAATTAAACATAGGATTGGAATCTTTCATTCTAATGCTAACAAGAGTTCTCGATTCATGAGTTTTATTCATTGATGTCATTCTTATAGAACATAATCTTTTATATTCTTTAGCTTTTTCTGAATTATAATCAATTCTATTTCCACCACTACCTCTATTAACAATATTGTAACAATTAGGATTATTAGCTATATCAAATAGGCTAAGAAATCTTTCTTCAAAATCAAACGCTTCTTTTCTTGTACTAAAGAATCTCAATTTTTCGGTTATAAAATTGTCTTTACCATATTTTAGTATAGCTTTTTTTAATGTCTTACCAGATCCATTATAAATCTTTTTTGTACCTGAACCATAGTAGCATTTATTATTAACAAGATTTATAGTCTTATAAAAATAATACTCCTGATTAATCATTTTCTAAAGATTTTATTAGTTCAAGTAAAAATTCTATCATTTGTACAGCACTCTCTGCACCGCTTGCATCTATTGAAGCTGTTGACTTATCTGGCAACACTATCTCAATCTTTATCGGGGAATTTGACATAACTAAAAGATGTTAAAAAGGTTGTTAAAGGTTCTACCTCATCGAAGTAAATGTCATCATCAAAGATATACACGTGCCACCTTCCAACTTTTGCTTCATCATCAGCGTTAGTTATTAGTGTGGTGTGCTTAGATACTACATACACATAGTAGTAGAAGTCCTCTGGGTGTCCTGACTCATGCTTAGAGACAAGGATTTTCTCAAAACCTAAATCTATTAGGTCTTGCTCATGGATAGGATGGTGCTTTATCATGACTTTATGAAGACTCCGTTAGTTGTTTTTCCCTTGCGATGCTTAATCTCATTCCATGCGGAGTTCAATGCTTCTTGTGGTGTTAACCCACATTGCATTGTTAAGATGATAAGAGTAACGAACGTGTCACCTAAGCCGTCAATCAATTCATCAGGCTTGTTCTTGCTGATAGCGGAGGCCGCTTCACCCAATTCCTCAACAACCTTGACGAATTGAGACTTTACAAATGATGGGTCAATCAAACCTTTGTCGTTAGCCCAGTCATGTACGTTAATAATTAGTTGGTCAAAAGATAATTCTTCCATTGTTTATTTTGTTTAGTTTAAATTTATTTAATAATCTCTTACAAGAGTATAAGTTCCAGAAAATTCATCTTGTTTATTATTAATTAATGCTTTCATAAATGCAAAAGAATCTGAATCAAAAACCATATATTCTTCAAACCATTCTTTTTTATATTCCAACCAAATTTGCCTTATAATACTTATTGATTCGTGTTTTGTATTTTTGCATAAAAACAATCTTGTTTTTGATCCATATCCAGATTGATCTCTATATTCATACACCTCAACAATTCCATCTCTGCATTCTAAGTATTCATTAACTAATGATTCATTTTTATTTTCTAAATCAAGATAAATCTTATCTCCTCTATTTAATTTTTCCATTATATTATATTTAAAACATGTCACTCCAGTCCTCACCTTCGTTGGCTTTGCTGTAAGCAGTTGGTCTGGTTGCAAAAAAATCTGAGTGCTCAACGCCTGCTGTCAATTGGTAGAACCAATCTAATTGTTCAGCAGCCGCAGGATCGTAAGCAAATATGGCATCATAGCCTAGCTCCAATAACTTATCGTTGATGCGTTTGTGCATAAAATGTTTAAGGTCGTAAGCCTTTAAGTTTTCTAAGTCACCTCTTTCAAATATCTTGTCGATGAATTTCATCTCCATATCCAAGGTTAACTTAGCCGCCTCAATGATGGCATCCTTTGCATCTGTCTTTAGGTCAGGGAACTCCTCACACATATGACGAAATAGTTTACATCCCATCTTAGAGTGTAGAGCCTCGTCTCTTACTGACCACTTCATCTGTTGTCCAACACCTTTTAGTTTGTTGTTCAATTGGAATGAATAGAGTACAGCAAATGAGCTATACAATGCAACACCTTCAGTGAAGGCAGAGAAGATAGCAAGTGAGCGAGCCACATCTCTACGTGCATGTGCACTGGTGCAAAGTATCTTATAGTTATAATGATGAGGTACGGATGTCAAAGCATCAATACGTCCAGCAATAGCAGGCTCGTGCATGAACCCTTCGTAGTCATCAAGACCAAGAGTATCATTAAGATACGAGTAGGCTGTTGCGTGAACAGTCTCTTGAGCTCCGAACATCATAGCCATCTGAATAATCTCATACTTAGGGAACCAGTCGGTCACCATGCCTGTCCAATAGTCAGACACAGCACACTCTGTTTGAGCAAAGCCAAGTAGGATATTACCTACCACGTGCTTCTCATTCTCTGTTAGATTCTCATTCCAATCCTTTACATCGGACGACATAGGAATCTCTGTGTGTAACCAAAATGCCTGAGCTTGTTTAAGCCAACCTTCCGTATAATATTCAGGGTACTCAAAAGGTTTGTATGCAATTCTTTTTTCAAATAAACTCATAAGATGCTATAAATCGTTTAATACTGTTGTCTTTAATAATCTGGTTTCCAGCTAGTACCTCGTCTAAAAACTCGTCGATGTCTATCTGTTCTAGTAACTCTACTGCTACCATAGGCTTAGTTTGCTCATCTACAAATGTAAGCTCACCTTGTGCTGCGTAAAACCGAAAGTACTTTGGCTCTTCGTCTACAACACTGAAGACTATACTACGTTCGTCTTCGTCGTCTATTTCGTTTGAGAAGTGGACCAGTGCGTCTGCTATCTGATCAAAAGTATCCTCCTGCATCGAGCTCATCCATTTGAAGAGACTCTGTGGTACTGCTACCATCTGTCTCTCCTCGAAATACCTCGACGCTAAATCCATGTTTTCTGAGCTCATTTAGTCTAAATTTTTGTAAGTCTGATACTTTTCCTGTTGGTGTCTTAACCTCACTAAACAAAACTCCCTTGGTCGGATGCAAAGCTAGTAGGTCAGGTATTCCGTTCTTGTTAGTCTTGATTAACTTAAGAACATAGTACCCTTCTTTCTCTAGTTGCTTAATTCGTTTGGATTGTATTTGTTGTTCTGACATGGGGCTACGAATTTAAGAAATCTTTCTTGAAAAAATTTAGAGTGTAGTCTTTTTTCTGTTGGACTACTTCATAAATCTTCTCCTCAATTCCTCCAATCGTAAATACCCAATACACCTTGTTAAACTTGCGGTCAATGGTAGTCATCCTATCCTTACTTTGCCAGTATGATGTTGCACTAAAGTCTATATTATAGTACACCAAAAAGTCAGCATTGCGGAGGCTAATTCCCTCACGTCCTGATACAATCTGAAGAGCAATGTTCTTACTTGTTGTGTTAAACTCCTCAAGGTCATCAGTTAACTCATCACCAAAGATAAACTTCAACGCATCCCACTCAGCCTTAAACTTATAAAAGATTCCTATCTTCTTGTTCTTGAACTGATCCCTGATATAGTTAGCCTTGGTATAGTCAAACACCAATCGTCTGCCTGACTCAAGGATGATGGTCCCCGAGTACATCTGATGAAGTTTGTTCATCATCTTGCCACCCGTGTCAGCAAGTATGGTGTCATCATCACCTTGCACAACCGAATCTTTCTTGAGTTTGTTAGCTAACTTATAAGTCAAAGGACTCATCGCAACTCTAAGTACTGCCTCCTCTACCGAGGTTGTGAAGCCTGCCTTCTCTTGGGTGAATGATATCATTAGATGCTTGATGGCATCCATAATCTTATCCTTCATAGCACCCGAGTAGTCATTAACTTTCATTGCACCAATGTACTTTATCTTAACTTTAACATAGTCATTAGCCCACCGGTAAAAGTTGACATACGATTTAAATGGATTGCTAGGATGCACATAGAGTTGGTGGTATATCTGAGAGTAACTCTCAGGTGTCGGTGTCCCCGACAGAAATATAACCTTTGCGTTAGACTTCTTTACCAAATCTTTAACCTGCTTCGCTCTTTTGCTAGGCTTAGGGAATGCACCCATCGTGTGTGCCTCATCACAAATTATGAGGTTCCAATTTGTCACCTCAAGTTTGTGGATTGACTCATAGTTTACACACGTAAGGTTAAAGTTACAACCTAAATCTTTATGGTCTTTCTTAATACCAGGCACCACCTTTAACTTAGTGATGAACAATACTTCTTTAGCACCTAACGCATCGCAGATAGCTAATGATGTCATGGTCTTACCGGTTCTTACCTCCATAGAAAGATACAGCAAGCCATGCTCTTTAATAATGC